TCGGATTTGAAAATATACCTGACGCTAACTACGGACACTAAATAATATGTTTCCAGTAAAACAAAAATCAGCAGGAAGCGTATCATTACCAGCTCCAGTAGGCGGATGGAACGCAAGAGATAGCTTAGGAGATATGCCTGCAACAGATGCAGTCTATCTTACTAACTGGTTTCCTGCTACGACAGAATTACAGCTAAGAAAAGGTTATACAAAGTGGGTTACAGGCATAAGTGGTGAAGTAGATACACTTATGAATTACGAAAGTGGAACTGCTGGAAAGCTATTAGCTATAGCTAATGGTTCTGTTTATGATGTAACTTCTCAAGGTGCTGTAGGTGCTGCATTATTAACTGGATTAACTAATTCACGTTGGCAATATTGCAACATTACAACTGCTGGCGGATCATTTTTATATATGGCAAATGGTGTTGATACACCTTATATATATAATGGCACTACATGGACAGCTATTACAGGCGTTTCTACACCAGCTATTACAGGTGTTACGACTACTACATTAAATAACCCTATTGTATTTAAAAGTAGAATATTTTTTACTCAAAAAGATACATTAAAAATATGGTATTTACCTACTTTATCATTAGGCGGATTAGCTAAATCATTAGATTTAAGTTCTTTTGCTTATAAAGGCGGTAAAATTGTACAACATGCAACATGGACTATAGATGCAGGTTATGGCGTAGATGATTACTATGCTATTTACACATCTAAAGGCCAAGTAGTTGTCTATAAAGGTTCTGATCCTGATACAGATTTTGCATTAGCAGGTGTATGGGATTTAGGAACACCTGTAGGCACTCGTTGTATGTACAAATACGCTGGCGATTTACTTCTTTTAGGTAAAGATGGTCTTACACCATTAGCTTCAGAATTACAATCATCACGACTTGATCCTAGAGTAGCTATTACAGACAAAATACAATGGGCTGTATCAGAAGCTATTACTAATTTTGGTTCTGAATTTGGATGGCAAATATTGTTTTATCCAGAAGAAAACCAATTGTGGTTAAATGTTCCAAATACTATACAAATTAATCAGTTTGCTATGAATAGTATTACTACAAACTGGTGTAATTACACAGGATGGAACGCATATTGTTGGGAACTGTTTAACGATCAACCATATTTTGGTGGATTAGGTTATGTAGGCAGAGCTTGGTACACAAATGCTGATAACGGTAGTAATATTACAGGTGTAGCATTACAAGCATTTTCTAGCTTTAATAGTCCAGGTGAGCTTAAACGCTTCACAATGGCTAAACCAATATTTAGAACATCTGGTAGCCCAGCAATCTATGCAAATATTAACGTAGATTTTAATTTAAGCCTACCTACTACAATTCTTAATTATACTCCTATAGATATAGGTATATGGGATAGTGGTCATTGGGATTCTTCAATATGGGGTGGAGAATTAAGCGTATTACAACAATGGCAAGGTGTAAATGGTGTAGGTTATTATGGCGCACCAATTGTTAGCACAACAGCACAAAAAATAGATGTAAGATGGGTTTCAACAGATATAGTAATTGAAAAGGGTGCAGTACTATAATAGTTCAAGGACAAGAAGTAGGAGAATGGGTTTGTCAGAAAGCTGGCGGATCATGGACTTCTATTTGTCAAGCAATAGGCCAAGTTTATAAAGGTCAGTTAATTGCAGGCCTTATGTATGATGGTTATACAGGTTCATGTATAGCAAGTCATTCAAGATGTGATGATCCACGCCATGTATCTAGGGAATTTTATTTTGCAATATTTAATTACCCTTTCAATGTATTAAAAGTAAAACAGTTAAAAGGATTAGTATCTACAGCTAATCTAAAAGCTCAAAAAGTAAATGAACATTTAGGATTTAAAAGGGAAGCATTATTAAAAGATTATTTCCCAGATGGTGATGGTATTGTTTATACAATGTCACCTGAAGATTGTCGTTGGTTAAAACTTAAAGATAGATATATAAAGGAAAAAGTATGAAATTGTTAGATTTTAAATGGTTAATGCCTGCATTGAATGATTATTTTACATTCTATGGCGGTGGCAAAGGCGGATCTGCTCCTCCACCACCAGATTATACAGGTGCTGCTAATGCTACTGCTGCTGGCAATTTAGAAGCTGCCAGAGCTTCTTCTGCTGCAAATCGTGTAAATCAAATAACTCCTTACGGTACATTAACATATACACAACAACCAACACAAACATTAAATGCTAAAAATTATCAAACAGCTCTTGATGATTATCAAACAAAATTAGCACAATATAATTCTTTAAGTTCAGATCAACAAGCAAATTATACAAAACCAACAGCTCCACAATATGCAGATTTTATGGCATACAATCCTGATGCTGGATGGGTAGCTACACAAACATTATCACCAGATCAACAAAAAATTGCAGAACAAACTAGCGCACTTAGTAGTGGTTTATTGGGTTCTGCTCAAAGCGGTTTAAATTATGCTAATCAAGTATTATCACAACCTGGTGTTGATACATCTAAATTAGCTCAAGTAGGCATTAATCCTGGTCAATCATATCAAGATGCTATGATGGCTAGACTTGCGCCACAAATTGATCGTGAAAATTCACAGTTTGAACAACAAATGGCTAATAGAGGTATTGCACAAGGTACTGATGCTTATAATACTGCTAAAACATTGTTAGCTCAAAATCAAAATGACAGACTTAATCAAGCTACTGTTCAAGGATTTAATACAGGTCTTGCAGCTAATCAACAAGGTTTCCAACAACAAGCCTACAATCAAATGCAACCCATTAACGTTATTAACGCATTGCGTACAGGTTCTCAAGTTCAAAATCCTAACTTTGCTGCAGTTCCTTCACAATCTACAACAGCAGGCCCAGATTTACTTGGTGCTACAAATGCAGGATACCAAAATCAATTAGCAAATTACAATGCTCAACAAGCTCAAGCTGGTGGATTTATGAGTGGTCTTATGAATTTAGGTGGATCATTAGGATCAGCATACTTAATGCGCCCTTCAGATATTAGACTTAAAAAGAATATTAAGAAAATCGGTAAATTACATGATGGTATTAATATTTACTCATTTAATTACATTAACAGAAAAGACTTACCAAAAGGCGAGCAAATTGGTGTTATGGCTCAAGAAGTTGAAAAAGTCATACCTGAAGCAGTTGTTACAATGGCTGATGGTTACAAAGCTGTTAATTACGCATTAATCTAGGAGCAAACATGGCATTAATGGATTATTTTCCACAATTTAGCGATAACACAGATCAATCAGTAGATGATCCTAATTTAGCTCAAATTAATCTTAAACGTAAACTTGCTTTAGCAGATTCTTTACGCAATTCACCAGTATTAGAAGGTCAAATGGTATCTGGTCGTTATGTAGCTCCTTCATGGACACAAAATTTAGCTAATGCTGTAAATAAAGGCATTGGCATGTACACAGAAAAGCAAGCCATGAAAGAATATAGTGATTTGCAAAAAGCTGAAAAATCTAAATTAAGTAAAGCATTTAATGACTATATAACAGGTAAAGGCCCAAAAGATGTAACAACAACACAAGATAATTTTGTTACTCAACCTTTACAAGAAGGTGCAAATGTTCCTACATCACCATTTCAAACTAATGAACAAGTAGGTCAAATAGCTCCAAATTATGCAGGACAATCACCTGTAATGAATATGTCTAGTAATACAACAGTAAATCAACCTATTACATCTACCACTCAAGTGCCACGAACAAAACAAGAATTAATGGCTAATGCACTTAAGTATATTAATGCTACTGGAAATACAGATTTAGCAAGTAAAGCTGTTTTAGGTGATATTGAAAATATGTTTAAAGCACCAGAAGTAAAAATTGGTAATGTAGAACCTAAAGATGTTACACCAGATTCATTAGCTAAATTTTCTCAAACACATGATTATAATGACTTAAGATTTATTCCTAAACCTGAAGCAACTGGTTCTTTAGAAAAAGATTATTTATTTGCTAAATCTCAAGGTTATCCAGGTTCTGTTATGGATTTTAAACGAATTGCTGAGTCAGATAAAGCACCATCAGGATATGTTTGGAGCAAAGATGCAAATGGACAAAGAACATTAACAGCTATAGCTGGCGGTCCTGCTGATAAATCGCAAATTTTAAAACCAGTTCCTACTCAAGTATCTACTGGATTTATAGAAAATCAAAATACAATTAATAAAATTGATAATGCTATTCAACAAATTCAAAACACTCCTGATTCATCATTTGGATTAAGAAATGTTGTTGGTGATACAGTAATGCAACGCATAGATCCAAAAGGTTCATTAGCTCGTGCTGCTATTTCTGGTGTAGCTGGTCAAAAATATCATGATATTTCTGGTGCTGCTGTTTCAGCAAGTGAATCTAATCGTTTAAAACCTTATATTCCTTCTTCACAAGATACAAAAGAAAATATATTGCAAAAATTAAATAATATGAAAGCAGAATATGCTAATACAAATTCTTTAATTCAAAATCAATTTAATGAAGGACAAGGATATAGACCTTTACAAGAACAAAATATTCCCATCAATTCATCAAGTTCATCTCAAAAAGGTGAATGGAAAATTGAAAAGGTAAAACCATAATGGCTGAATATAATATTACTTCACCTTCTGGTGAAAAATATAAAATAACTGCGCCTGATGATGCTACTCAAGATCAAGTTATATCTTATGCTCAAAAGCAATTTGGTCAAAGTAATATGCCTGCTAATAAACAAGCAACAAAACAACCAGAATCATATTCTACTTTAGGTGCTATTGGTACAGGTGCTATGAATCTTATTCCTAGTACATATAATGTAGCAAAAGGTGCTGTTCAAGCAGCAATGCATCCAGTAAATACTTTAGAAGGTTTAATTCAAGCTAGTTCAGGTGCTATTTCTAAAGCATTACCAGAATCAGTTATGAAATATGCTATACCTGAAAAAAGACAAGCTGCTGAACAAGTAGCTAATGCAATAGGTAAAGATTATGCTGACAAATATGGTTCTTATGAAGGATTTAAACGTGCAGTAGCAGAAAATCCAGCAGGAGTTTTGGCAGATATTTCTACTGTTGCTACTGGTGGTGGAGCTTTATTAAAAGGTGCTGCAGAAGGATCAAAAGCAGCTAAATTTGCCAACATTCTTAATAAAACATCAGAAGTTACTAATCCATTAAAACCTGTTGAATTAGCAGGAAATGCTGCATTAACAAGTACAGGTAATTTATTATCTGGTGCTTTAGGCGTTACTACTGGCGTTGGTGGTAATACTATTAAAACTGCTTATGGTGCAGGTAAAACAGGCAATAAGGCATTTTGGAATAATCTTACTGAAAAAGTAGATCCTACAGAAGTACTTGATACTGCAAAAAATGCTTTATTAAATATGAAAATGGAAAAAAATAATGCTTATCGTTCTGGAATGTTGGATGTTTCTAATGATAAATCAATATTAAATTTTGATGACATTAATCAATCATTATCCAATGCAAATGACAAAGTATCATTTAAAGGTCAAGTTAAAGATAAACTTGCAGCTACAAAAGTTCAAGAAACTCAAAATGAAATTAATAAATGGAAAAATTTAGATCCTGCTGAATATCATACTCCTGAAGGTATGGATGCTTTAAAACAAAAAATTGGTAGTATTTTAGAAACAATACCTTTTGAACAAAAAACAGCAAGAAGTGCTGTACAAGATATTTATAATTCAACAAGAAAAACTATTGCAGATCAAGCTCCATCTTACGATAAAGTAATGAAAGATTATTCTGAAGCTAGTGATTTAGTTAATCAAATTCAAAAAACATTATCATTACCTGTTGGACAAAGAGGTTCTATTGATACTGCTATGCGTAAATTGCAATCATTAACTCGTAATAATGTTCAAACAAATTATGGTCAAAGAGTTAAATTAGCAGAAGAATTAGCAAAACATGGTGGTGAAGATATTATGCCAGCATTAGCAGGTCAAGCTATGAGTGAATGGTCACCAAGAGGAATAGTTGGTAAAGGTGAAGATTTGGCAGCTATTTATGCAGCATTTACACATCCACAAGCATTAGCAGCATTTCCATTAGCCATGCCTAGAGTTGTCGGTGGAGCTGCTTATGGTTTAGGTAAAGCAGCAGGTGCAGGTGCAAAATTAGGTAACAAAATACCTTTAAGTGTAGATCAAGCTAATAAAATTGGCACACTTTTATATCAAATGAATCAGAACAAGGAGCAACAATAATGGCAAGAAATGGATCAGGCGTATATACGCTGCCAGCAGGAAATCCAGTCGTAACAGGAACGACCATATCATCTACATGGGCTAACAATACCCTAAATGATCTTGGCAATGCTATGACAGCATCTCTTGCGTATGATGGCCAAACAACTCCTGTAGCTAACTTGCCTATGGGTGGATATATTCATACAGGCGTAGGTAATGCTACCGTTAGAACTAATTATCCCTCTGCAGGACAAGTACAAGATAGTGCATTAACCTATCTTACTAGCATAACTGGAACAGATACTATTGTTGCTACAGCTCCTGTATCTATGACTGCTTATGCTGCAGGTCAAACATTTAGATTTATTGCTGCAGGCACAAACACTACTACAAGTGTTACTATCAATATTAATGGTATTGGTGCTAAATCCATCACTAAAAATGGTATTAATGCATTAAGTATAGGTGATATTGTATCAGGATCAGTTGTTGTTGTTAATTATGATGGCACACAATTTCAAATTACTAGCACAGCATCATCAGGTAATTTTACAAACTTATCAGCATCTGGAACTGTAACATTTAGCGGTACAGGCGCAGTACAGCTTACATCAGGCACAACTGCACAACAACCTGTTTCACCCACAGCAGGCATGATAAGGTATAATACCACTACAAATGTTTTTGAGGGGTATAACGGAACTTCTTGGGGTTTAATTGGTGCTACTAATTCAACTTCTACAGGATATTGGCAAAATGCACAAAGTATTACAGTTAATTCAGCTATTAGCTCAGGATATAGTGCTAGTTCAGCAGGCCCAATTACAATAGCAAGTGGCATAACAGTAACAGTTCCTAGCGGCAGTCGCTGGGTTATTTTATAAGGATATAACATGGCAAGTATAATTAACGCATCCACAAGTTCAGGCATAGTTCAGACTGCTGACACATCAGGAGTATTACAATTACAAACAGCTTCTACAACTGCAGTAACAGTAGACGCATCACAGAATGTAGGGATTGGTACTACTACACCTCAAGGAAAATTTAATGTTTTTGGAACATCAATAGTATTAAGTAATCCTAATGGCACAACAAATGATAGTAATGGTGTCACTATAACAACTTTTAGCAGTAGCACACCGTGGTGGTCTTATATAACTAACAACGCATCACATCACGAATGGCAAATATATGGCACAGAAAAAATGCGTATAGACACTAGTGGTAATTTGTTGGTAGGTTGCACAGGTGGGCCAACAGGTGGCACTCCAGGTATTTTAATAGGAAGCCCTGCAAATTCAGGAAGTTTAGTTGGTTCAAATTCAACTAGCTCTACTTTTATGTTTAGATTTTATAATCCAAATGGATATTGTGGTGGTATATCTACATCAGCTTCAGCTACTACTTATGCTACATCTTCAGACTATCGTTTAAAAGAAAACATTGTGCCTATGACAGGTGCTTTAGATAAAGTAGCACAATTAAAGCCTGTAACATATACATGGAAAATAGATAATAGTGCAGGTCAAGGATTTATAGCACACGAACTTCAATCTGTTATTCCTGATTGCGTAATAGGTGAAAAAGACGCTGTAGATGCAGAAGGCAAACCAATATATCAAGGAGTAGATACATCATTCCTAGTAGCTACTCTAACAGCCGCAATCCAAGAACAACAAACCATCATCAACGACCTAAAAGCAAGAATAACAGCTTTAGAAGGAGCTAAATAATGCCATTAGTTTTAAACGGAGCTACATCAGGCTCAACAACAATACAAGCAACGGATGCTGTAACTCAAACATTAACACTGCCTAATGCAACAGGCACATTAGCTATTTATGCAGCTCCACAAGTAACCACATACACATCAGGTTCAGGCACATATACTGTTCCTACAGGAGCTAAATATCTTTTTGTAAGAATGATTGGTGGCGGAGGAACTGGTGGTGGTTCTACTGGCACTACTGCTGGTTCTGGTGGTGGTTCAGGTGGTTATTTAGAAGGTCTTATTACAAGCCCATCATCAACATATTCATATGCTGTAGGTGCTGGCGGTAGTGGCAATACAACATTTGGTTCATCTTTATTTTCTGCTAATGGCGGAACTGTAGGAACATCTAATTCATCTGGTGCTATTGGTGGTGCTGGTGGAAGTGCTACAGGTGGATATTTAAATCAAACTGGTTCAACAGGTGGTGTAGGTTGGGCTGGAACTCCATATTTTAATGGTGGTTTTGGTGCAGGAAGTTCATTTGGTGGAGGTGGTCCAGGCGGAGGAACAAATTACGGTAGTGGCACTAATGCAACAAGTTACGGAGCTGGTGGTGGAGGTGGTGTAGGTGCTGGTGGCGGTGGAGCTGGAGCTAGCGGTATTATTATCATTACAGCTTATTTCGGATAAGAGGATATTATGAGTTTAATTAGACATTGCATTATTGATACTACAACAAATCTAGTTGTAAATATTATTGAATACGAAACAGAACAAACAGGTGTGCCACCAGGTTTAGAATCAAATTTACTTTGTGTAAAATCAGATAAAGGTGAAATTAGTGGAATTTACGCAGACGGTGTAATTACAAATCCACCGCAACCTGAACCAATTACTTTAGGAGCAACAGAATGAGTTTACAATTAGATGGCAGTAACGGAGTCACGTTTAACGACTCATCTCTACAAGGAGCTGCAGCGTCACCTTATGTGCTGAAGAACCGTATTATAAATGGTGATATGAGGATAGACCAGAGAAATGCAGGTGCTAGTGGAACAGGAACTAATAATTATACAGTTGATAGATGGACATATTATGCTACTCAATCTAGTAAATTAACTTGGCAACAAAATGCAGGAAGTGTAACGCCACCAACAGGTTTTACTAATTATATGGGATTTACTTCTAGTTCTGCTTATTCAATAGCTGCTGGCGATGTATTTGTATTTGAGCAAAGAATTGAAGGTTACAATATGTCTGATTTAGCTTGGGGGACAGCCAATGCTAAAACAATTACTATTTCATTTTGGGCTAGAAGTTCTTTAACAGGCACATTTGGTGGCTCTATTATTAACAATGCGTATGATAGAAGTTATGTATTTTCATACACAATCTCATTAGCTAATACATGGGAATATAAAACAGTAACTATTGCTGGTTGCACAGATGGAACTTGGCTTACAACCAATGGTATTGGTGCTAGAGTTTATTTTGGACTTTCAGTTGGTTCTACATATACAGCAACTGCTGGTTCATGGTTATCTGGTGTTGATAGATATGGCGTAACAGGTCAAACAAATATTGTAGGCACTAACGGAGCAACATGGTATATCACAGGTGTCCAACTAGAAATAGGCACATCAGCAACACCGTTTGAACGCAGACTTTATAATCAGGAATTGGCTAATTGTCAGAGGTATTATTATCGCTCTAATGGAACTAGTTCATTTGCAGGAATTTGTTTAGCAATAGGATTATCAACAACATCAGCAGGAACACCATTAAATTTACCTGTTCCCACAAGGACAACGCCAACATCATTAGAATTTTCTGGATTAGGTGTTTTTCAAGGAACAGGTGTTATTGCTGCGGTTACTGCGGTTGCAATAGATGCTAATAGTGGTAATTTTACTCCTTTTATTAGTTTTTCTACTGCTTCAGGTTTAACTGCAAATACGCTTTATAGAATTTTAAATAATAATAATACAGCAGGTTATTTTGGATTATCAGCGGAGTTATAAAATGTATAAAGAATTTAATATAATTGCAATTGATGGAAAAGAACAAAAACATATTATTCAAGATAGAGGTAACAACGAATTTACTTCGTTTCCAGCAGATGAAAACAATCCTAACTACCAAGCCTACCTAAAATGGGTAGACGAAGGTAACGAACCTTTACCTGCTGACGAATAACCATGAACGATATTAACCCAGTATCCTATGGCAAACTCATAGGCAAGGTAGAGTCACTAGAACATAAAGTAGAAAGTCTTGAACGTGATATTAAAGAGCTTTTAGAGCTTGCTAATCGCAGTAAAGGTGGCTTATGGACTGGCATGATGATCGCATCATCTGTCGGTGGTTTTATAGGCTACTTTATGCACTTGTTCTCTGGCAAATAAATGTGGATTACAGAAGAAGCGTTAGCAGCTTTATACACTTCTTTTATACAAATAGAACCATTCGCATCATTGCCATATCCGCCAGCCAGGCGTGTAGAATTTGTGGTATGTAACAATCCAGAACTATACGGTGAATACTCACCAGAACCTCATACCATTACAATATCTACAGGCAAATGTAGCCATTTAGATACAGTTATAAAAACCCTTTTACATGAGATGATACATCAGCTCATATATATCAAATATCCAAACTCTGAAAAATACCTTTCCCACAAAGGTGAATTTAAACAAATGCAAAAGAAAGTAGCCAAGCAATTTGGCTTTGATCCATTGGAGCTATAATGAAAATAT